CCCTTCTCTGGATCTAGAAATACCAGCAACATCACCAATTTGATTATCTAAGTATTCTAACAGTGCTATATAATTACTAATTTGTTGAGTTTGGCTTCTATCTATAGCTTCTGCTGCTCTACCTCTGCTAGATAGTCCGGTAGTATCATTACCCTCATCGTTAGCTAAACTATTATAAGGCATCATATTTAGCTCATTCATATAGTACAAAGTTTTCTCTGTACCAAACTCACTATCTATTTGAGTAGTATCAAACATAATTAATTTACCCTTATCTGCGGCAATTAACTTCTTAAGGTTGTGTATTACAATTAAATACAAATACTGGAAAGATCTCATACGATCCATAATAGAACTTTGACCCGTATTCATATTATCGTAAATAAGGCCATGATATCTAAGTGTTTTATTGTGCACGTTATGAAGTGTTGTTGTTTGATTAGGTATAGGTTGCATATCTACATAAATATCATCTATCTTTGTACCTTCCCAAATCTCTTCTACCCATAACCACTCAATATCTATCATCATAGGATCTTTCTTATCAAATTTAAAGGTCTCATCTACTATAGTAGAATCTGGTTGCTCTTCTTCATTATAATAAGTTAAGATACCTATCTTAGTCATACTACGCCATTCTACATGCATAACATCTACTAGGTTTTCATAAGAATACCCGTAAGATCCTCTATGCCTATCTGCAGTATCTCCAGCAATTAATTGTTTTCTTAAATCATAATCAGTATTATCAAACTGGTATTTCATCTTATTAGACAACCCGGAGCCAGTACTTGTTTGAGTATATTTACCCTCAAGATACTCTATGTCCTTTTCATCTAAATTGTAAGTATCTAATACTTCTCCTAAAGAAGCTTTATACTTAATACCCGCATAATCTCCATCCTGAATATATTTTGTTTCTGGAGATTTATGATAAAATACAAACATCGGATTTAAAATATCTATAGCTAATCTGCCATTGCGTTCTCCTACCCAAACATGTTCTTCTCCTGAAAGTAAAGCATGTTTAAAAGAGTCTGCTTTGAGCTCTTGTGTTTTATACCTAACAGATATATCTTCAAGAATTGAGTTAGCTTTAATTTCTCTAGGCTCAAGATACTCATTGCTAATATGTTCCGCAATTTGCTCTGGGCCCATTACGTCAGAATACTTTTGCTCAATTTCATCAGCAGCTGCCTGCATTTCTTCATCAGCTAAATCAGAGCTATTTAACTGCTCAATCTCCATCTTTTTATTTATTTGAGCAACTATAAACTCCTGCATGAGTTTTTCTTTTTCATTTTCTACAGCTATTGCTCTTTCTGGAGATATTAAATAGTTTCTGTAGTTAGTTGGCCTCTTAAGCATTTCACCTATAAGAGTATTAATTTTATTGTGTGCTTTGTTATAAGAGTGCAACAAGTCTTTTCGCTGTCCTATATTTATACCTAAAGGGTTGAATACATTTTCTATGTCGGCTTGATTTACGTTATTTCCGTATAAGTCGTAAGACCTCTCCATCATAGTAATTCTATCTCTAACCCCCATATAGGAATCTGCTTGAGTTTCTAAAGAATCTATTGTTTCTTTAGCCCACTCGTAGTCATTAGCTATTTTTTGTTTATAGCTAAGGCGTTGTTTTACGTACCGCATAAGGGAATAAATTTCTATTTTTAGTTAAAAAATCTAGCTTAGATTTACCCGAAGATGCTTTATACTTTAAGGCTTCGTCTATTCTAGTTATATCGTCATTTAAAGCTACCATAAGTTGAAAGAATGCTGAAACCCTATCAAAGTTTCCATCTCTATTATAACGTACTAGTTCTTCTAAAAGTCCTAGGTCAGGTATCATATCTAAATTTCTTATTTTTGTTCCATCCGGCTTAGCCCCTCTTTCTACTAGAAGCCAGTCGAATGTGTAAAGTTCTCCTTGTTGTTTTTTCGCAACACTACCCATAGAAGAACCTTTTAGTCTTGAAGTTCTATATCTTTTATCTATAGACTTAGTATTTACAGTCCCAGGCTCATCAGCTAGTAGATATAACTTCCTGCGCTTAGTAAAGTATTCTAATACAGAACCCCTATCGTTTTCAAACATAATAGGGGCATTTCCATAATACATGGATAGTTTTTCTAAAATAACATTTACTTTCTGCATAGAGTTTGCTCCGTAAGGCCTCCCTACATAAGCAGCTACTATTTGATCATAGCCAAGGTGTGGGTATCTTGAGGTTTTTAAAACATATGTTGCAGATAATGATTCGGCCTCATCTGAATCTACTGCGAAAGGGTCATGCCCTATAATATATAGACCTTTTGGTATTACACCGTCCTCATCTTTTTTAGGATCTTCATATATAATTATAGAACCTGTGCGATCTTCTCCAGCTCTTAAAGGATAAACCTGTAATGCTTCTTGTGTTAAGTCTGGGGCAAATTCTACCCCACTATCTGTAAAAATAAGATTTCCTGTGTTTCCGGAAATTTTATAATAGTCATCTGATTTTAATTGTCCTATTCGGTGATTTAGCTCTGCTGTAGGGAAAATATTTGAGTCCGCTATAATAAAAGCTTCTCCTGGAGTTTTACATCTTTGTGTAACTTCATCCATGTAAGTTTTCCTGTTTTTATTTAGTTTTCTAGCTCTTTCTTTATCTACGTCAGCTTCAGCGGCCCATCTAATAGGGTTACCATTATCGTCCACCATTTTGTCGCAAATTACTTCTTTATTTAAGACAAGTTTACCTGGCCTAAACCACATCTCGTCTATAAAGTATCCGCACTTTCCTACAATATTATCATCATAGATATTTTCGTAAGATGCTAACCCGTAATCTTCAGGGTTGTAAAACATTTGAGCAAAATCTTGTGTATGCTTATTCATGTCACCACCAGTACCATAAATTAGTGGTATTCCGATCATCCTATTACCTTCGCGAAATAGAGGTTCAGATATATTATAAGCTTTAATAAGGTTATCAAATAACCCTGCTTCCTCAAATATCATTCGTGTACAAGACTTTCCGGCAGATTTAAATCCTGAATCCTTAAAAGTCATAAGCTTTATAACTGCTCTAGATCCTTTCTTAATTTCATATCCGCCTATCTTCTCAACCCAACCAGCTTCTACTTCATCCCTCTTATTAACTAGCCTAGGCTGTCTAAATTCCGTATGTTCATCAAGGAAGTTAAGCATAGTCTGAGTCATCTTAAAAGTAGCCTCTGCATACTCTTTACCGAAAGATGCTATAATACAGTATGATTTTTTAAAGAAAGAGTATTTCCACGCCACACCCGCAGCATTCTTAAATGACCAACCCTTTCTACGTGCTTTAGTAGCTATCATACCTCTTTTCATAGAAGAGTCATAGCCAAATTTTGTAGGGTTTTCATTCTTTTCTAGCTCCAGGAACCAGTAGTAATCCATAGATGTAAAGTCTGGGAAATCCAACTGTTTGGTTTCTTCTCCACTCTCTAGTTTCTTATACTTATCAATTAGGGTATAGTTTAAATAAAAATAGTGCTCCCCGGAAATTCTAACTCCACAAGGCTCACCATCCACTATAGGTTCATACCCATTTAAACATCTATTGCGTTCTTCTTTCCAGAATTGGTAATATTCTGTAGTATTAGGAAGTGCAGTAGTGTAAAAACCCTCTTTATACTTTTGTTCATTCTCTTTAAAAGCCCTAGCTGCAGGAGAGAATACTTTACTGTTAGTAAAAAATAGCCAATCCCATTTCAAGTTAGACACTGGGTTATATGTACCTAATCTACTTATACTAACGCCCTCAGGTACTATAGGATCCGAATATGGTATTGCTACTTTACTATTCATTATTTAAAGTCTTCCTCAAATATATTAGGGGTTATATTCTTTTTAATATTCTTCTTAGCAGATAACTCTTTATCTATTCTTTCCTTCAGAGCTGCATAAGATGTTAATATATCAGAACCTTCAGTAATAGCTCTTAAGATTGAGTTAATATTTTTATCTGTAGGTTCACTATCTCTTAAGTATTTACCTAACTTATCAATCTGAATCTCTACACCCTCAAGATACCGCATGGAAGCCGTCTTATATAAACTTTTATAAGCTGCTATAGCTTTAATTACTACACTATCTATAGCCCAGCCTTTTACATATAACTTCTGAACTAAAGGCCCTCTTTCATGCTCTGGTTTATTAGCATATGGGCTTTTGGGATCTACAAGATGATAAATATATAATAGTTTAAGTTCTACTATTTTTTTATCTTTAGAGCTTTCCCAAACAGCTCGGAATTCTGGAACTGTTAAATCCTCTATGATTATTTGCGGCTTGCCATTTACGATATCAAAAAGCATTATTTATTATTTTTCTTTTGTAATTTAGCTTCTAATTTTAGTCTGCGAACTTCTGCTTGCCAGATAAGGTGCTCTTCAAAGGTCATAGTATAACCCTTTTTATAAAGCTTATAGGCTTTGTTTAAAGCTTTTCTGCGTCTGCGGTAGCTTTCTTGTGACTCTTCAGGAAGTCTTGATACGCTTGTATTGATTGCCATTTAGATTGAATTATACTTGTTGGTATGTAAAAATAATTTTCATGTGCTGTTGCTTCAGGCGCGAAATTAAAACGCTTTGTATATGATAGTATTTGGAATACTGGAACTGATTGCATAATTTCTACAACATCACCCTTTTCCATGTCAAAGGAGCAGTGCGGCCCAGGTTTAATAACTACAGCCCTAGGTATAATTTTTTCTTCGTCCTCTTTTTCGACAGTTTGTGTTTTTAGCTCAGAGGCTGTAGGCACTAGTTTAGTATCGGGAATAAATAAATTTGATTTAGTAGAAGTCCTGCCCCTAACTAAAAAACGTACGAGTACTCTGTCTCCGTAGTACTCCATATCCTCAATAAATGAAGGAACATCTAGAAGCTCTTTATACTGTTGTTCTTCTGATAATTCCTGGTTAAATGTTTTTTTACTCATCTTGTTTTTGTTTGAAAACCTATGTTTTTATGTTTTTCTTCTGCATTGCTTACTATTTTCGTAATTTCATCATAACTACCTTTTACTACGTTCCAGCTATTATGCCTATCAAAGTACACTAGGCATCTATCAGTAACTACTTTACCTCTAGCCCCAACCACTTCTCTTACATCTGTTATATCAGCAGTATCACATGTCCACCGAATAACTGCATCTTTTTTTGTACAATACTCTACGACATTACCTTCCACTTCTTTTTCTTGGTAAATATCTTTGTAAATCTGGAATTCTAGCTTTTCCATTCAATTCTATAATTTTGTTACGAAGTTTCCATAGTTTAGATACCTTATTAGTTACCTGTTTTTTTGTTATTTCCCCTTTTCTATATGCTTGGATCCAGTATCTAATTGTCTGGTTAAGTATAGAGGGAAAAGTTTCAAAAGTACCTAGATTCCTTAAAAAAATAGAAGGGTATTCTGCCCTAATAACTATTTTCCTTAGTTGTCTAAACTGATAAGCTACTATATTTTTAACCTGCTCATCAGATAAGTTATAATCTTTTTTCAACTTATCAAAAATCTCCGAGACGTTCTCTGGTATAAAGGAATCTGATTCTGGAGGTTTCTTCATTTGATATTAATAATCTATATGGTCCAAAGTAATTTATATTTTTTGTTTCCTTTACTAGTTCTTTATATGTTTCCTTATCTACTTCTAACGCATAAGCTATAGTTGAGGTACCGATTAACTCTTCTTTTTCTAAGTCTTCTATAAACGTACTTAATGGTCCCATTATTCTATGTCAAATTCTATTGTTAATTTAAAATTTTTATTACTTTCTTCTATAATAGTATCAAAGTATGGTAGTATATAACGCACACCATCATCATCCTGCTTTAGAACTCCTTTCTTTTCTAGAGATCCTAGCAGCTGAGATAGATTCTGATCTGATATAATCCAGTTCTCGCGCTTTTCCATAGTCTTTTTTACTTCTCGCTTAGCTTGTGTATTAAATCTAAAATACTTATATTGTTTGCCTAATAATAAAAATTCCACAAATAGTAATATCTCTTTTTCAGTTAATTTATATTTTTTAGGCTGTATAGTATTCCACAAACTAAAGAATTTGTATAAGAAATCTCGTCTTGAAATTCCTTCGTACTTTTTTATCATTCTGTCTCACTACTTAAATGATCATACACTATTGCAGTTACTTTCTCATCTATATAATTAAATAAGTATGTAAAATGCTCATTACTTCCGCCATCTATAATTTCTACAGCGTAAAAGCCGAAGATGTAGAATATAAGGTGTAGTACCTCGTGATCTATTGTACCTTCTAGGCTATGTTCATATTCTTTTATATCGTCAAGATTGAAGTATATAAATAAGGACAAGTCTTCCTTATTTTCCATAAAGCCAGTTAGGGCCAGACAGCCCTCTTCTTTAAGATTTCTTTGACTTGGAGATAGCTCTTGGTCTATACTATCATCAAAGAAGATATTAATTTCTGCCTTATATACTGGTAATGTAAACTTATCTATCATATTTACTACATTCTTAAATATACTTTTCCCTTTCAGGTTGGTAACCTTTTGGCTCTTTAATTTAGAACTTCCAGGAAGACAGTGCTGTTATTTCTAACTACCCAAGGATAATAAACTCAGCGTTACTTCGCCAGACCATTATTATGTCTTATCTACCCTAATCTTCTTTTATATATAAATCTGTTTCGCTACTATTGGGGACAACTCCATCACTATATTTAATATCTAGAATTTGACCTTTATCTGATATAGTAAAAGTAACTTTAATATCAGTACGCGTTTTTCTATCAAAGAAAATAGCCCTTAAATACTCCTCTAATATCTCTTCTGTCAATTCCATCTATCTGTGACTACAACCCAACTTCTGATCTCCTAATTACTTTCGCCTTCAGAGATGATCGGTATAAACCGGTAGCTGTTTTATTGCTTAAATATTGCTTTTAAATTCTCTAAATGCTTATTACTTAATTTTTCCTTAGGTTTTTCAGTTTCATTGTTATCTGTATTTCCCAAAGCACCATCTGAATAATCTGACCACACCATTCTAAAACTAGACATAGTAGAACCTGGTGATGTAGTCTCTTCATAGATAACAGATGGCTGATCATAGGGGTGAGGTGTACTAGTAATAGTAGTACCTCCGCTTGTAACAGTACTAATTGTAGTACTATTTAAGGCTGCTTGATCAATAGCAGACCATTCTTTTGTCTCTTCTTTTGTATATATTTTTTCTTCCATGCTACTATAACGGTGCAAATATACAAACGAAGAGGTAAAAGAATGGTCTACAATTGATCAAGTAGCCTTAAATAGTACTACAATTAGTACTGTTACAAGCGGAGGTACTACTATTACTAGTACACCTCACCCCTATGATCAGCC